CCCTCGTCTAGGTCTAACGTTAGGATTGCCAGCATTCCGCTTGGCAACACGCTTTTGCACTTTGCGATTCTTATTCAAGAACTGCGCCGACGGTTTAGCCGGACCATACTTCTTTCCACCTGCTTGAGCAACTTGCTCCCTAGGGACAGGTGTACGCTTCTTGCGTTGTGGCAAAATCGCCACGTCAGTATTCAAACTTCGGTCAAACCGTCTTCTCGGTTGGCCCCACTGCCTGGGGCGTTCGGTGATCTCAAGATCATCACCTTTAAGGCATATATTTTGATCGCAAAACACCTTTTTCATTCCCTGACGATATAGCTCTTCACTCAAATCATCAGCAATCACGTGTTCTACATCCCTACATGCCTGCAGGTCGCACTCGAGCTCCTCTTCACGAGTAAAGCTCGTCTCATAACACCGGTCATGTCTTTGGCACGACTCGTCGGTATCAGTTTGGGGTGGTTTCTCGGACTCCACCCCTGGTCCACAATGCAACCCATGACTAGGGGCCATAGCCCAGTACCAAGGACGTTCCTCCTTCCGCAGCGCATTTGACTTGCTTAGCTACTAGCTGCGAGAGTTCACGGACTGGGCATGGTCTATCCGTGTACAACGTCCAGATTCGCTCGTAGGTGGGCAACCCCATCGCTACGGCGCGCAATTCTACATCTTCACTCATCAACGCCTTTTTCTTTAAGCGGAGGAAGTATCCATAGAGCTTGGCGAACAAAGACGACCCTTCAAGAAACAGAGTCGGAAACGCCAGCTCACAAGCTGCGTAAGCCCTGGCGAGTTGTTTCACCTTATGGGGCTTGCCTTTGCGGTATTCATTTACCGCAAGAATTTTATCCGTGTTTATGAGGGGCAAAAAGATATCCCATCCGTTAATCTGAGCCAAAACGGATGCACGGCCTGCAAAATGCGAGTCATCAAGAAAACCAGTTCCTTCCCTCTCTGGGGGCCAACCGGCTTCCCGCGACACCTGACAAAAATGTTCCGCGGTCATTGGTGAACCTGGTGATATCGTGAAAATATGGTCATCACCAATGATCTTATTGCGAATAAAACGATGAAATCGAGCTATAGACGTACCGCCAGAAGGGGCGGTCGCATCACCGTCACAACGCAACCAGGTGCGTATTGCCAACCGTTGAATACCCATACAGTTCCACACTGTTGTGCACAAATGGCCACTCGGGTTATCGGCCGGACGAAAGAACACCCCACCTGTTATAGTCAACAAAGCAGGGCTATACGCAATTCTAGCTGCATTTCGCATAATTGGCTCGGTCATGTCGGGGTCTCCACACATTGAAGCAACGATCTGTCCATTAGATTCGTGCCACTCGTGCGGAAATTCTTTATCATACTTCGGCATATCAAAGCTCTCCAGGTTTTGCACCTGGAGATTCGCTGTTAAATAGCGAATGAAGCGATCCCACATTCCATAATAAACTTCCATACCTGCGGCTGAGAAGAAAGACATTGTTTTCCCTGCAGCCACGAAACGCCTGACAAAATCACCATAGAGCCGTCTCGCTGTTATGATAGGTATGACACACTCGGCCATAAACAACCGGGTCTTAAAATCTATGACGCGCACGAACTCGCGTCGCTCATCCTTTTCCGATGCTTTAAAAAACCACATCGGAATGAATCCATCAATAACGATGGCCTTCCAGTCCCAGGCGAGTAACTCCATCACCCAGTCCCAATGTAACTCAAACAAACGAGCTTTATCACTCGAAAGTTTGTTAAGGCCTTCGCCAGGAGAGCTCTGCATATTTAACGGTTCTAGAGTACCAAACTCATCTTTGACACCGTATATTGCCTCATGTTGTGTTAGGATGCGGAACCCACGGCAATAGGGTTCAATGAGCTCCCGCAACCATCCCTCTTCTAGGTCACTACGAGTAGACACTGCTGTTTCAACGTTTTGATAACGGTCCAGCTGCTTTAGGAGAGCACGCAGGGACAATTCAGCCGGTACAAATGAGGATCGCTCCTCAATATGAACACCGGTTTCATTAACCCCCTGACAATATTCCTCCCAGTCCTCGTCGAACTGAAACTTACTATGGGGAGAACCCACTTTGAAACGGGAGAAGACGCGAACTAAAGTACTATCCATATAGATACCCTGCAATTGAGGTTGACGATCCTCGTTAGAACTAATCATTTGCGTCAATTTTGGTGCAATCGCGACTTCTTCCATCCCACAGCGGCCATAGCAGTCCCAGTTCATGACCCATGGGGAATGCCAACCTAAAAACCCCCTGGTAAACCTTGTGCAGACCGCACAAGGAACGGGGTCACAGCGGCGGCGGTGCACGTCTTGGTTTTCTCATTACCACTAACATGCATACCAACCACCACAAGTTGGTCTTGATCAAGTGACAAGGTAGCTCCGCAAATACCTGCCTTATTATCACACGAATAGACAATGCGATTACCTTGTTTCACTGCTTCAATCTTGGTCTGCCACGGCTCCATTGTTGCTGGGTCAAGACCATTTATCCACAATCGATGGCTCCCATCAGATAGGACGGCTATACGTCGCTTATCTGTGGGAGCTCCTCCCAACTGGGAAAGGTGATTGAGCGGATGCGTCAATTTCATCAAACAACCATCGTATGAGTCTCCAATGACTCCAATACGCTGAGATGACCATATTATACGCTGCGCTCGTTCCACATTTTGGCTATTAACCAAAAGAACCTCTTCACCATCCGCAATGTAGGACATGCGGTAATTCTCTTCTGTGTAATGTTTCGGCATCCACAGATATCCAGGCAACTTAGTAACAAAACCCATATTCTCGTTGCCACGCATCACTGCATAAATATGCTTAGAAGCACTTGCAGTTCGAAACGCTTGGCGTGTCTGGGGTAAAGCCTCGGAATCAAAATAGGACGCTAAAACAGATTCAGTCTCGGTCTCGGCTTGTTTAGCCTCGCCGGATAAATTTACCTTAATCTCTGTAATCGTCCGGTCATCATGACCAACATCTTTTTCCTCCGAGAAGGATGTCGTTTCAAATTGGTAAACACCCAAATTAATACGATGTTGCTTCTTAACAAACTTATAAGCAGATTTATCCTTAGCCACAGCATTAAGAGCCTGCAGCTGCTGTTGATTTTCTTGTGCTCGTTTTTGATAGTTGCGCACTACGCGTCTATCACTACGAGGGAGTTTCTTAAGATCACTCCTAGGGTAACCAGGGGGAGCGGCTTTAGGAGCCGATACATCCCAACCGGTTTTCAACGCTGACTGGAGCTGAGTCCCATCATCAGTCACCATCATATTAACCCTTTTTGCTCCTCCCTTTGCAAACACCACATTCACGGGCACAATCTGCCCGGGTTCTTTGCCGGCACACAGCTTGTTTATCTTCTCAGAATAACCAAACCATTTACCATCAACCTCATAACGAACAATGGTGTCATTAGCATCCACATCATACTTCAATATCGTAGACTGATTTAGCTCCTTGTTAATGGCTTTCATACCTTGCTTCCTCTGACGGTTTGCAAAATACACAATAACGCCAACAACAAAAATCACAATCAGCAACACCACAAGTATCACCCACCAATAGAGCTGGGCACCCATCCACTTGGTTTTCAGCCAATTACGGAAAAAAGTGCCAACCTGGAAGGCATATGTGAAATCGGGGGCCTGTTTCGTCTCCTTTTCTTTATCACCATCATCAACTAGCGACACCAACTTCTTAAGAATGGTGTTATCGCCGTCGATGGGTGTAATAGGAATAACTGGTATTTCAACCACATCCTCCTTCTCCTTGCCTTTTTGATCCTCAGCACGCAACCGTTCGACTTGAACATCGAACATGTTCTTTTCTGCAAACAACGTAAACGGCGCTGTAGTGACAGGGATAGTCGAGGGAATTGACGGGCCAGCCACAAAAGTTATGGGCGCTGGTGTCCCAATGGATGGTATACCACCACCCACCTTCAATCCAGCTTTTACCGCCTTTTTCATGGCTTTACGAGCCTTTCGCTGCGCAACCTTAACAGAAGTGACGCGATCGTCAACCTCCTTCCATTTATGCCTCAATTGACCAATCACCTTACGGTCTTTATGATCCTTAACTGCTGCTGCATGCTTCTCACGCGCTACACGCGCGTCAGTTTCAACTTGCAACAGTTCGGCAGCCTGGTGAGCTTTAAGGTCGCTCATGGAATTTATATGGTATTCCCATTTAACTCCGCCTTTCTTTATAATCTCATGTTTAAAAATATTAAACCCAACATTCTCAACCGGCGCCTTATCGAACGACGGGATAAGAGGGTCACTCTCAAACAGAGTTGCTTCTATATTCGCTATCTCACCCATTTGGGCCAGAGCTGCCTCAGAGGCTTGGCTCAGGTCAAGTGGATACCAAATATCATCTTCACGATAACACAGCAGATGACCTGCCATGGTTATATCGCCACATTTTAACATTTCTGACAGCCCACACACATTGTACTTGACATCAGTTGTTGAGTGTACCCAAAGAACCGGGGAAGGACGTAAATGACACTTCTTCCTATCAAAGAAGCATCCTCGCCAAAAAGCCATCATACTCTTCACCAAGCCTGGGAGATCTTTCGCAAGACCAACCAAATTACGCACATATTGAAGCGTGCGGCCATCTAGTGTAGGTACCATAAAAATAGCTGTCTTAGCGGCATCAAAAATCCCGAGGAGTTGACCCCCGAAACCTTCAGCCTGCATTGTCTCCTTAATCTCCTGCTTACTTCTAGATCGTTTCGCTACACGCGTCACAACATAGGTAAAAGCAGCCGTCGCCGTCATCATAGCGAACGTCCATCCAAGGAAGAGGAAAAGAACTCCCTCTAATCCGAACATACCAAGCAAAAAGATCAATGCTTTCCAAAAGAACCTCGATCCTGCAAACCAGAGGAGTCCTGAAACCAGAGCAATAGGGCCTATGAAAAAAGGCCCGACTCCTATAGCTGCAGATCCGAGAAGCGCCATAATAGCCACATACAAACCAGTGTAACGCG